ATTTAGTTAAATATTTACAACAAAAAGATTGGGCAAAATTTGCAGAAGGATATAACGGTGCAGGTTATGCTGAAAATCAATATGATAAGAAAATGGAAGCGGCATACAAGAAATATGCGGCATTAGAAAAAAGTGACACATCATTTTCTGAGTTAGAAAAAAAAAGTTAATTGATAGTATTGATATTGAACCTAAACCAATTGAAATACTACCAAGTAGCGGATTTGATAAATTAATAAAATAAAGGAGATAGGTTATGGAAAGTAAAGTTATTAAACTACCAGATGATATAATAAATAAAATTAGAACGTTTCAAGAAAAAATGGTGACATTGATGGCTAAGTTAGGAGATATTCAGGTTCAAAGACATAATTTAGATTTATTACAATCTGAATTAATTTCAGAATATGATACTAATAAACTAGAAGAAACTGAACTAATTAAAGAAGTTAATACAAAATACGGCGTCGGTAGATTAGATATGAAAACAGGTGAACTGACAGTATTTGAACAATAATTAAGTTATTATTCACACCCGTAAGAAAAATGTAACACGAGCTATTGAAAACCAATATTTATTATTGAAACTCATAGTAGTTTCATTTTTAATATTAAAAACAGGAGAAAAATATGGCCAATGAAAAAATGATAAGTCCTGGTGTGTTTACCAGGGAAAAAGATCAATCATTTTTGGCTACTGGCGTTGGAGCGATTGGTGCAGTCATCATCGGTCCGACAGAAAAAGGTCAGGCATTTATGCCAACCCCAATTACTAATGCAAATGAATTCGACAACCTTTTTGGAGGTAATAGCGATAAGACATATGTTCCATTCGTTGTAAAAGATTATCTAAGAAACGCAGGTATAGTTCACGTAGTAAGAGTAATGGGAGTAGAAGGATGGAATGAAACAACAACCCGCTCAGTAGGTCAAAATGATAGCATAATAATAACATCACACACATCAAGCGGAGCAGTACCTATAGTTTTACCACTTGCAATTTTAGTTCCTACATCTGGAAGTGCTCAGCTAACAGATACATCTATGACAGCATCTGGATTTTCAGCCTCAGCATTTTATTTAACAAGTTCACTTGGAATGGTAAGTTGTTCATTTGATAGAGGTAGTCCAAATTATATTACAAAGGTATTTGGAACAGACCCTGCAGCTAGAGTGGGAAATGCTTTATCAAAGGAATGGTATGTATATGCACTATTTCCAGAAATAGCACAAACAGCTTCAAACTTTCCACTAGCATCACATTCTTTGACTACGACTGAGAGTAATATGACATTTGTATCAAATAAAGATTATTCACCCGCGTATACACCTTGGATTCAATCCCAAAATAGTATTGCAGGTGGTCCATTTAATCTATTCAGATTCATTACTATTGGTGAAGGCACAGCAATGAATAAGGCATATAAGATAGAGATTTCAGATATTGATAAGCCAGCAATAGGTTCAGATGATTATACAACATTTAATGTATCTATAAGAAACTTTGGTGATTTAGATACAAGACAAGAAGTTTTAGAGACATTTGAAAATTGTAATTTGGATCCAAATAGTAGAAACTATATTCTAAAAAGAATTGGTGATAAGTATACAACAATCGATAGTAGTGGTAGAATAAACACATTTGGTGATTACGATAGAGTAAGTAAATATGTGAGAGTAGAAGCATCGCCGGGATTAGATACTCTTGATAATACAATAGCTCCATTCGGACATTATGGATATTTGTATATATCAGCAATACCTTCAGGAAGTGTTCCATTTAAGGGGTATCAAGGAACTCAAACTACATATAATTCAGTAGTTCCTTGGGGTATTAATTTGGATCATCCAGACGCAGCTCCATATATAGCACCGATAATGGATTCAACAGTTGTCATTAATTCAAGTATATTTAATCTTGACAATCAGTTTGGACATCCATATTCAACAACGGCGTTTGGATCACCTGCAACCGTTTCACAGTCACTTTCAGCATCAGATGCTCCAATAGAAATGTTGAAGTTCACAGTATGTTTCCAAAAGGGTTGGGATGGAATGCCACCAAATAGAGGAATTAGTGTTGGTGGTGGTATTACCGCTGCAAATGTATTTGGATTCGATTTATCATCCGCAGCAACATCTGGTTCAGTAGCATATAAGAAAGCAATAAATGCAATCTCTAATGCAGATGAATTTGATTTAAATATGATTGTAATTCCAGGTATTATGGAATATTATCATCCGTGGGTAACAGACGCAGCACGTAATTTATGTTCAATACGAGGTGATTGTTTCTATTTGATGGATTGTGTTGGATTAAATGATACTAAGGAACAGGCAGAAGCAGCAGTTGATGGCATAGACGACAACTATACTGCAACTTACTATCCTTGGGTTCAAATTGAAGATAATACACGAGATAAGAGAATATGGGTTCCACCATCAGTTGTATTGCCAGGTGTAATATCGTTTAACGATAGAATATCAGCACCGTGGTATGCACCCGCTGGTTTGAATAGAGGTGGTTTGACACAAGTAGTCGAAGTAAAACGTAGACTTACACAGTCAGACAGAAACTATTTATATGAAAACAGAATCAATCCTATCGCAATGTTTCCTTCAGTTGGTCCAGCAGTATGGGGACAGAAAACATTACAGAAGAAAGCATCCGCTTTAGATAGAGTAAATGTAAGAAGACTATTAATTGAAATCGAGAAGTTTATTTCTTCAACATCAAGATATTTAGTATTTGAACCGAATACAAACCAAACAAGACAACAGTTCTTAGCAATTGTTAATCCTTATTTGGAATCAGTTCAGAGACGTTCTGGTGTATATAGCTTTAGAGTTGTTATGGATGAAACCATTAACACACCTGATGTTATTGACAGAAATATACTTAAAGGTGAGATTTATATTCAACCTACAAGAGCTGCAGAGTTCATTGAATTGACGTTTAATGTAATGCCTACGGGTGGAGCATTTACGACAACCACAGTGACTGCATAACTAATAAAATAGTTAAATTCTTAAAGCTACTATATTTATTTATAGTAGCTTTTTTAATATAGAGAGAAATTCTTATGAAAAAACCAAACGTAAATGAAACAACATTATCATATTTCAAAAAGACATTTGAAATGGATGCTCCTGCACCACTATTGACAACTAATATTTCTAGACAAGTTGGTAATTATGTAGGTGTAGATTTTAATAAAATAGCACCCGCAGATTATCACGAAGGATTAAAGGTTGAAAAAACAAATGATAAAAATAGTCCTTCAGACGAGAATATGAAAATGGGTGACTGGGCAAAATACGGTAAAATTGCCTGGACACACTTACAAAAAGACCCACTATTCTATCACACCAACGAAACATTACAAGCAACAGAAAGATTGAAAGAATTTATACGCAGAGAAATATTAGGTATATTAGAAGCGAAAGCATCTCATAATGTTAAAGTATATTTGAAACCTGGAGAGAAAGCTCCTAAAGGTGTTAAGTTAAATAAGGGTGCACGAGGTGGTTCATATTATTGGACAAAGAGTGGAAACGTTCAAGGTGGTAAACATATGGGATATCCTAAGAAACCAGATAAAGCTCAGTTGGCAGCTTCACAAAAATCACAGGAGAAAAAAGCAGCCGCACAGATTAAACAAGATACCGGTATGATAAAAACTTGGATAGAAAAAAATAGACATAAATTACCAATACATAAAATAGATTGGAATAAAGTTAAGCAAAATTATCCAGGATTAACAGATGATCAACAACAAGAATATGGCGAAATGTTATTATATCCATTTCACAGTGCATTTAGTATGTATGATTTGAAAGACAAATATAGAAAATTGAGTAATGCACAACTTAAAACACAAAATCCAAAGAAACTGGATATAATGAATACGAGAAAGAAATTAGCAAATGTCTTTAATACACAAGGTTTTAGATATTATGGACCCGGAGATGGTTCTACAAACGCAAGTATTGTTGCTCCATCAAAGGATAAAAAATGGTATGGAAAAATAAGAGATATATTAGATAAAGAAGGTTTAGAGGACTACAGATTAGATGCGGCACAAAAACCAGGCTATTATATTTTAAGATTTGAATAACAGGTGATATTAGGACTAAAAACATTAAAAACTTAAACAAATAATATAGAAAAATTTAAAATAGACTATATTTATATTAAAGAATATTAAACCAATAGGAGAAAACTAATGGCAAGAATCCTTGAGCCAGATGAAATGCACTTTAAAGAATGGGAACCTAAATACCAGTTCAGATATTATATGTATATCCAGGGTATACCCTCATACTTAGTAAAGAGTGCTAAACGACCATCTATTCAATTTTCACCAGTCACACTTGATCATATTAATATGAAAAGAAAATTATTGGGAAAAGGTGAATGGCAAGATATAGAAATTGTATTATACGATCCAATAAATCCAAGTGGCGCGCAGGCAGCAATTGAATGGGTAAGAAAAGGATACGAGTCAGTTACGGGTAGAGCTGGATACGCAGACTTTTACAAGCAAGAAATTACATTAAATATGATTGGTCCTGTTGGCGATATAGTTGAAGAATGGAAGCTTAAGGGAGCATTTCCAATTTCAGTTGATTGGGGTCAATTAGACTGGTCAAACAATGACACACCAGTAGAAATAAGTGTCACATTAGCATACGATTACGCAGTATTAGAATATTAATTTCGATTGAATTTAAGGAGCCTTAAATGGCTCCTATTTAATATGATAAGACTTAAGGAAATATTAGCAGAAGAGAAAAAACACGGTTATGAGGCTATTCGAATAAAAATTAATGGTTCTAAAAATTGGAAATATCAAAAAATAAAATTTAAAAATTTACAACATTTACTTAAAATAATGAGTGCTGAAGATTTTATGAGCGGAAGAGAAAAAACGCTACAAAAATTCTTAGATACATCTAAGACTCCACCATATATTTATATTAATCCGTTTTCAAAAAGTGTTTATGATGAAGATTACATTGATTGGGCTAAAAGTAAAACAGATGCACTTTCACAGTATGAAGATAGTATGGATGAGATTTAAATAAGTTTTTTAACTACACATAAAGAAAGGTCATTTAAAATGATAGACAATACTATAATAAAGAAAGAAGAAAAATACCCACTGGAAATAATAGATTTACCAAGTCAGGGATATTTTTATGACGAGGATAATCCACTATCAAGTGGTAAATTATCTTTAAGAACACCTACCGGTAAACACGAAGATATTTTAACATCAAGAAATTTAATTACAAAAGGAATAGTAATTGATGAATTTTTAAAATCATTGATTGCTGATCCTATAAACTATGAAGACATTTTATTAGGTGATAAGAATGGAATAATAATTGCCGCTCGTATTTTATTATATGGGCCACAATATGTCACACAAGTAAAATGTCCTAATTGTTCAGCATTAAATACAAAGACATATAATATTGCCGACATAGAAACAAAGGAAATAGATTTAGAGGGATTAACTAGAGGCGTGAATGAGTTTTCATTTACTCTTCCTCACAGTAAAACAAAAATTAAATATAAATTTTTAACTCAAAAGGACGAACAAGAAATTCAATTTCATCTTAAAAAAGTTAAAAAACATTTAAGTTCAGTTGATCCAGAAATTACGACCCGACTATCATATGTGATTATAGATATTAATGGTATAACTGATAGAGCAAAAATCGCTAAGTTTATTTCTGAGGATATGCCATCAAGAGACACATTAGCATTTAGAGAACATTTGGTCAATGTTACACCTGGCGTAGAGTCAGACGTTGAGTTTATTTGTGACGAATGTGGTCACGATAACCCTATTGGGTTACCGATGGACTTCAACTTTTTTTGGCCATCAGGAAGGCTACAGAAATAATATTTTTTCTGAAATCTTTCAACTTGCGTATCATTCGCAAGGTGGTTTTGGTCACGATGAGATATACAATATGCCCGTTGCTAAGAGACGATACTATCTTAATTTGTTAATAGAACAAAAGAAAAAAGAAGAAAAAAAGATGGAAGATGCAAAACATAAAAAACCACACGGTCCTACTACTTTACCAAGAATTAAGAAGCCACATTAAGTGGCTTTTTTTATTTATCTATATTTATATTTATATCAAACCGTCATAATAGGAAACAACATTGATTAAAATCGACATTAAAATAGGTGATACAATCTTAGTAGGTAAATGGAAAAACAAAAAGGTAGAAGTTAAGAAGATAGGAACCGATGAATTTGGATCCCCAACCGTCAATGGTAAATCTATATTAAAAATAAGAATACCTAAATTATATAAAGAACACAAGGAACGTTCAATGAAATTAAAAGATTTATTAAAAGAAGAAACCACAGTTGATGAAAAATCATTTTTAAATTTTGTAGACAAACTTAAACAAACACGACTACGAGCAAACGTAAAATATGTTCCAACAGCTAAACCTCCAAGAAACGCATTTATTATTGTATCACTGGGATGGGATTATCCAGACGAATCGGCAGACAAAGTGGAGATGGTTGCTAATAAGCTTGGATTAGATTTAAACACTGTTGAAATTAATGCAACATCTTCGGGTGAAAAGTATACCAGAAGAATTAAAATAAATGGTGGTGTAAAAGAATATTAATAAAGGAATAATTATGAAAAAACAAATTAAAATGAAAACACTTATTATAGAAAACTCAAACACAATAGAAATTAATAAGTTTATGCATAAAGTTAGAGTTCATTTGGGAGTTGATTATGACGACAGAGAAAAAAAGGAAGTATTAAAACATCTTAGAAAAGAATTAGAGCAATTAATATTAACTGTAAGTGGATATAGTGTGTAAGGGAATAATTATGAAAAAGAAAATGAAATTAAAAGATGTATTTTATAAAAACCCACCACCACCTCCATTAAATGAAGGAATATTAGATGGTGCAATTGCAGGTATTCTGAAATTTTTATATTCAAATAAAATTAATACTATTAAAAAACAACTAGAACCCGTAAATAAAGATTTAACAAAAAAACTAGAACATCTTAAAGCTACAATAGATGATGTTAGTAAAGATTTGGATGATCCCAAAACCATTGAGACATTCAAACGAATTGGTATAGATATAACAACCTGGCCAAGATTAAAAAGATAAATAAACAATGGCAAAAAGAAGAAGAACAGTCTCTGATCGTCAATTTGAAAGTTCAATAAGCGATATTACCAGTGGATTGGATGCAACTGTTAAAGACTTATATAAAGCTGCAGATGCGTTAAAAACACAAATCGGCAAAGATATGTTCGATACAAGCGAGGTAGAACAATATTTAGACGCACTAAAAGATATAGATAAAGAACTTAAATCTTTTGCTGACAACCAAAAGTTAAAAGGTTTTATGGCAGATTTTGTTGCTACAATACGCAAAACGTTGGGTTCTCAAATCGGTGAATTAGCAGAAGATATAGATTTTTCAAAGGCCGCAGATGAAGCAGTAAAAGCTTTTAAAACTCCGTTTGAAGAAATGTTTGATAATTTTGCTGAGTATGTTAAAAAGATCCCATTTGTGGGTGGAGTTATTTATGATCGTTTAGGTATAGATAAAATTAAAGAAAAATTAACTGAAAATTTAGCGGACGCATTTTCAGAAGCTGCAGTTGATGGTGTAATTAGTATGGAAGCATTGTCAATGGCAGTCACATCTACTTTTAGTGCGATGGCAAAGGTTGTTACTGGTGTATTAAAAACTGTTTTCTTAAATCCTTGGTTATTGGCTTTAGCAGCAGTTGTTGCAATTGGTGCTAAGTTTGTTAGTTTACAAGGTCAGGCAGAAGATTTTAGAGAAACAACCGGTTTAACTCTTAGTCAATCTCGTGAATTAACTAACGAAATCCAAAAGAGCGCGATGGGTGTTAGAATGTATGGAGTTGAACTTGAAGATGTATATGCTATTACAGGTGCATTATTAGAAAGATTTGGAAATGTAAATCTTGTGAGTGCTGAACTTGCAACAGATTTAGCAAAGATGTCTAAACTTACAGGTGCTTCGGCTGAAAATTTAGTGGGTGCGTATGGTGTATTTAGGGGAATGGAAGGTGCAACAGATAAAACAGCATTTAATATGGTTAAAACACTTGGTTCAGCTGCACATTTAGCCGGTATACCAATAAATGATATTATGAGCGATGTTGCAAACAATGCTGGTTTTGTTGCAGATTATATGGGCAAATCTGCAGATCAATTGGTCAGAACTGTAATTGAATCACGAAAATTGGGATTGGGTTTAGGTGAAGTTAATAAGGTAATGGATAGCATAATGGACTTCGAAAGTTCTATTGAAAAGGAATTACAAGCATCCATTTTAATAGGAAAACAATTAGACTTTAATAGAGCAAGATATTTAGCATTTAATGGAGACATCAACGCTGCTACAAAGGATATAATGGATCAAGTCGGTGGCCTACAACAATTTAATAGTATGAATGTTATTCAAAAGAAAGCATTGGCAGAAGCGTTAGGCCTAACAACCGAAGAATTAAAAGAATCATTAGAGCGTCAAAAATTGTTAGCAGAAAAAGGACAGGCGTGGTTTGATGAACAAGAAATGATTGCTAGTGAATTAACACAAATTAAAGATTTATTTGGACAACTTGGAGCCTCATTAACAGCTGTTATATTACCTGCAGTAGAAGGAATCGCGTGGGTATTAGGAGGAATTGCTTCTGGTTTAAGAAGTGTATTTGAGTGGATTGGTGGTATTGGTGGAGACACAGATACTTGGTGGAAATCATTATTAAAAGTTGTAATTGCAATTGGAGCTATTATAGCTGGATTATATGTTGTAAAAGGTATAATGTTTAGTTTTTCTAAACTTCCATTTTTAGGCGGTGCAGGTGGTGCAGCTGGTGGTGGTGGATTTTTAGCTGGTATTGGAAAAGGTATATCATCATTTATGTCATCATTAGGAAGTATAAATCCTGTCACATTATTAAAAGCAGGATTAGCATTAGCAGTTATTGCAGGAACAATGTGGCTATTAGCAAAAGCATTAAAAGAGTTTCAAGGTCTTGATTGGAATACACTGGCAATGGCAGGAGCAGCACTACTTGGTCTAGTTATAGCATTTACAATAATAGGTGCAGTTGTATTTGCAGTTGGTCCAATGATTTTGGTTGGTGCATTGGCACTTGCAGTTATGGCAGGGTCATTGTTTATTTTAGGAAAAGCTCTACAAGAGTTTATACCAGTCACAGGAGTTATAGAAAAATTAGCATCAATAGATCCAATGAACTTATTAGGAGTTGCAGCGGGTATATACGCAATAGGAGTTGCATTTGGTGCAATGGGTATGGGATTAGCAGCCGCAGGTATTGGTGGTGCAATTGGTGGTTTCTTTGGTGGTGATCCTATTACACAATTAGAAAGATTAGCAGGTCTTGGTCCAGGCTTAATGGCAACTGCCGCAGGTATAGAAGCAATAAGAACTGCAATGGGAGAAGGTATGAATTTGGAAAGCTTAAATGCTGTTCCAGAAGAAATAAATGTTCCAACAGTAATTGGCGCACAAATATCAGAAGCTATAATAAATAGTAATAGTGCATTAGGTGAAAAATTAGATCAAGTTATTGCAGCAATCGAAAATCAAGATAGTGATACATATCTAGATGGTAGAAAAGTTAATAAAAATTTAGGTAGAGTTGTTAATCCTGGAAAACACGGTTAATAAGGAAATTAAATGTCAGAAATATTAAAATTATATCGTAGAAAAATATTACAAGATAGTAAAATACAGAATACTATTCCAGTAAATGGAAGAACATCTTTATTAGAATTGTCTAGACCTGATTATGATACGAATGTTCCTGCTAAAATAGGTATACAGAAATTAGTAGATAAATCATTTTATGATATAAACTTTAATACAATACCAATGATTGATAGATATGTAGAATTTGAGCCAGATCAATATAGAGGCGATAATAGTTTATTAGATGTTTACTATAAAGAATATGGATATACAGCGTTTGCAGCAACCGTTGGAGGATATTTAACGGGTGCTTTTACAGCTACTAATGTTTTACAGAATGGCTTAAGTTTATTAACTGGGAATAGTGGTGGTGCTTCTAGCTGGGCAGTGACAGCATTAAATATAGCATTTAGACATCCATTTATTTCAACTGTAATAAATAACTTTTTACCAAGTCCTTTTCAATTTTATCCTGATGGATATATTAAATGGCAAACTATTCCATCCGAAATGTTTTTTATGGCAAATCCACCACGTTTAATACCAGCTGGAAATCCAGGTAATTTGGCATTACAAATAGGTGGTTCAGCACTGATGAGTATATTTACTAGCACGATAAAAGGATTAGGAACAAGTGGAACAGTTAGTTCATATGATTGGGAAAGAGCATTTGGAAAAGGATTAGATACAGCAGAAGTTATATTATTGGCTCAAGCGGGAATTAAATATACACGAGCAGTTGCGTGGTTTGATCCACAAAAACCAAAATGGTCAGATCAACCGGGTTATCATACATACGATAAATATATTGGATATTCAGATGGTGTTCTTACATATTCAACCGCACGAGACGCCTATGGCGATACAATGTTATATAGATATAGCAATTTAGGTAAATATGGGATAGAGATACCAAGATTTAGTCCAGGTAATTTGGGAACAATAACAAATCCGGCATTACCAGCAACTCCTGGTGTTCCAGGTTTCGGTGGTCCAGCAATATCACAGAATATTAATAAAGCAAGTGCAGCAAATGCAAAAACATATCAACAAGCATTAGGTCAAAT